TCATTCGTATTCATCAAAAATAAAATACACGTTATTAAAAATTTCTTTGTAGTAAACTTCCTTATCTAAATCTACACTTTTGCTAACTATTGCATAACCTTCAATTAATATATCAGCACTTTGCATATTAATTTTATAAACTTTAAAATTTCCAAGTAAAAATAATGGGTTTATAATTATATAATCATTTTTAGTGAAAATTACCACTATAAGCACCAGTAAAGTTACAAATACCGTATAATCTAGTTTAGTATTAATATCTTCAAATAGTAATGGCATAAACAATGTTAAAATAAAGTAACTATATTCACTTATTGGTAGTGTCTTGTTAGATTTAACGACACCTATTTTTTTACTATTATCATTAGATTTATTTTTTTCATAATTTAAAAAAACTTTGCCTGAAAAAAAATATATCAATATTGATAAAATTAAAAATAACATAGCATATTTCCATGAGTCATTCAAAGATCTAAATATAATAATCAAAAATATCGGTAAGTATGCTAAAAACCATAAAATAAACTGCTTTATTTTATTCGTACTAATCTCAATCACCTTTTTCTAAATAACCGATGGTAGCTTTAAATTCTTTTGTCAAGAAAGATTCAACTATTTTATTTTGTAATAAATAAAATACTGCTTTCATATCCTTTTTATTATCTTCTGTTATAACGATCTTTCTTTTGTCAAAATCAATAAAATCAAACAAATCAGTTATTATACCTAAACTATCATTCTCTGTATTTCGCAGTTCTGCTAATTCATCAATTCTTTCATTGAAATGTTCTTCTAAATTTGATATTGTATTTTCATTAATGGTAGCTATAGATCTTGATCTAAGATATTTACTCGCTTCTTCTTTAAAAATTTTTTCACTTTCTTCACTTAGAAAGATATCTTTTTGAAGTATTTTAACAATGTTCTCATCTCTTTTTTTATTTATATGGTCTTCGTATTTAAACGCCCACTCAAAAGGTCTTGGAGCATGAATATACAATACTTCGTTTTCATCTATAATAAAGTCAAGAAAACCACCGATCTTTATTAAGTCTGTATCTATTAATTTGTAATTTTCAGTAGTAATAAAACTAAATTTTTTATTTGATGCAGCTTTTTTTATCCCTTGATAATAAAACACATAACAACTCTTCCCATTTGTTTGGTCAACTAATTTTATAGCTTGAAATTTGGCATTTTTTAGAGTCAAAGAACCTTTAGAAAAACTATTTTTCATTTTTTTAAAACTTTCATTCAATTGGTCGTTTTCATTTAACTTTATACTTGCTAATGAATCATTTATATGAAATTCGTCATTATAAGGACTAACAGTAAATTCATTCTCATCAGAAAGATTATAAAGATTACTATTTAAAACTTCTTTTAAAAAATCATTAACATCTTCTTTTATAGTTAGCTCTAAAGCTTCGTACTCTTTATCTTTATTTTTTAATCTTCTTAACAAATACAATTCAATCTTAATTGTCTGAGAATTATTCAGAAACTTCTGGATAATTGACTCTTTATTATTGATATATTCATTTTCATTTTCTGTATTACTCATTTTCCCCATACCTCTTTCATGTGTAGTTTTATACATTATATATTTAAATCTACAAAATAAAAAGATTATATATGAAAAAAGCAACTAATATCGGGGAATGACATTAGTTGCAACTACACAATATCATTATACTATATTTTAGTACCTAGTACTAATTTTATGACTGTATAATGTTATGATCACTATATAGCACAATTAAACGTTGATTCAATCTCCTCAATCCTCTAACGGTATATCATCCACAATCACAGTATGATTATGGTTAGCGTTAGATACATCTTTTACAGTTTTGTCTAACTCCGCATCATCTCCGTCCCATTCACCAATATTAATGAATATAGGCACATTCCCGTTAATATCATGCTTATCTGTAAATAACTTATGGTATTTCCCCAACATATCACGAGCTTTTAGACGATCACTAGGCTTAATTGGCACCTCTACCAGTTCAACATGTTCGTTATAGACTAACTGTACTTTGCCACTTTGTGGATTCTCTTTATATTCTCCACGCTTTACTACAACTTCTTTCGTTTCTGTTTCATCACCGACTGCCGCATTTGTAAGCACATGTAGTAACTCTTTTGCAGTTAATACATTCTCATCTATAATCTTATCTTTTTGTTCTTGTATATATTGCTTGATGTGTGGCTTCTTTAATAACCTACACCCTGTCACATGTGCACTATTTGCGCTATAACCTGCTTTTATGGCACTTTGTGTCACATTAAGTGTTCTTATATACTCATTCACAAAACGCGCTTGCTTTGCCGTTAACTCACTCATTCTATCACCTCCACAATTTTATCTAATAAGGTTTCATACCATAATCTTACAGATTGTTCAGAACAATCTAAGACACTACTAATATCTTGATAACTACGTCCTTGTATTAAAGAATCGAAAATATAAAACTCTTTATCATTAGCTACTCGGTCAACAATCATTTCTAAGTGATTCTTTATAATATGATCATCAACATTATCGTCTGTCATCCATTCATTAGAATTTTCATCACCTATTGAAAAGAATTCATCAGTATTTATATCATCATCTATTAATACATCACTTCTAGTTCGCTTATGATAATCACACACGAAGCCTTTTATTTGCTTTTTATCCATTGTTACACCACTTTTACATATGAAGATTGGTGATATTCATTTACTCGTGCAATCTTACTGTTTTCAATTGCTGTATTTCTTTGTTTTTGACGTTCTGAACGTTGTTTAATACTTGCTTGATACAAATCAACTTGTAAGCGTTCAATGACGTTGTAGGGCTTATATCGTCCATTTGAACGCATATATTTTACAACTTGCTTCTGCTCTTTTTCTGTATAATGATTTAGTACCTTTTTCAACAACGCCATATTATTTATAGATCTATTTTTATAGTTTTGTAACCCTGCTTTTGTTTCAATAATTTTGATAACTAATTTTTCAATCGGATATGAGACAGACACGACCCCCATTATTTCATCACATGTTGTGGTCGACGCACTCATATGGTACATACTTTCAATTTGGAATTCACACATCTTAATTTTTTTATTAATAAATGCTGGGTTAAATTGCGTTAATAGTTGATACTCAGATAGTTTATTGTCGACATTACGATAATATAAAACGTTCTTAGATTTACTCAGTTTCATTTATCCACCCCACTACTTAATAAAGCCAAACCAATTAAGGCTTGGCTTTTGTCTATTTGTTTTTTCTAATATTTACTTTATCAGCTAAATCTGAAATAGTTGGAACATCTCTTACGTTTCTTTTTTCCTCATCGTTCACATCTTCTTTAAGTGCTTCTAAAATAGATAAGCGTTGGTTTTCATCTAATTCAGCATTGTTTATTGCTTCTAATGTTTTACTAAATTGCATTATTTCTTAACCTCCAATTTTTTGTGTTCATTGAAACGAATTGATTTTGTATTAATAAGAAAGTTGTTGAGGTAAAGTACAATCACTTCGCCATATCGTTGTCTAAATAAATTATCTTTTTTCATTTCATTTTGATCTATCAAGGAATCGAACTTATACATATCTTCTCGATATTCTTCATTCATATTGTTGATTTTATCAATAACATTATTAAACTGTTTGATTGTACCTTCTAATTCACGCGCTAAAATTTGTGCTTCCTCTTGATATAACTCAGGAATATTCTTCCTATTCAACAATAAGTCTATGAGTTTTTCGCGCTTAATACTGTTAAATAATTCCTTTTTAATTTCAAATCTTTTATTATCTTTTGCTTTCTCATCTTCTAATTTTGAAATCTTATTAAACGTCTTATCAGCCTCATTATCGTTGCCAACTTTTATATACTCTTTATATTTGGAAGATAGATCTTCAATAGTTTTTGTAGTATTTTCAATTTTAGATTCTAAATTATTAATTTCTTCTTTGTAGCCTTTTACTTCATCGGAATATTTTTCAAATAAATGATTTGTTTTCATTTATGTTACCCTCTTTCATTTCATAGTTATCATGTTACACTTCAATTTCTTCTAGGGCTTTCAAACGGTTCTGACTGCCCTCAATTAAGCCCTTAATACTTTTGATAGCTTCTATCTTATCAGCTTGTGTTTTAATGATGTAATAGCCTCTAGTATCTTTTTTATAGCTATATCCGATAGGATAATGATAATTAATGATTAAGCTTGTAATGACTTGTGTTAACCATCTATTGTTAGCCTTATTCACTTCATATCCCAATTGATTAAGCAGCTTTGTTTTAGTAATATATTTATTAGACGTATTTCTTATCACATTGAGTACTTGGCGGTGTTCGGTGGGTAAATGATACGTCTCTTTTTCTGCGATACTTTGCATTTCTACACCTCTTTCTTTTAATTATTTCATACCTAAATTATACCATTTTTACAGGTCCAAAACAAACTTACGTTCGCTTTATAGCGCGTTTTATCAATTGTTTAGCTTATCATATATAACACTTATAAAATCATGTTATAAACTTAACGTTAGGCTTTTCACATTAACCTAATATAGAACTTAAGTTCGGTAAAATAACACGAACAAACAGCGAACAAACTTAACTTTTAGGCCTATGCCAAAAACACAAACTTTAGCTTGTATTAGCGTTAACAAAGTTCGCACACCTTGCACAAATCTTGCCATTTTTTCAATTCTCAAAGACTGTATACCTTCCGATTTTAAAAGCCAACACCTTCCGAAAACCTTACCATTTTAAACTGCTATACCTCGTATAAAATCGTAGTATTTTATTAGGAGCCACACACTACATGTGACCCCTCATAACATTATTTACTCAAGCTATAGTAAGACGCTTTTAGATCATTCAATTTACGTTCTAAAGCCTTGTAATCCTCTTGCGTCGCATTCTCATCTTGTATAAACTCAGTTACTAATCTCAACCCCTCAACTAACTCTGGTGCTGGTTCATTGATTCCCGTAGCTATCTGATACAACATTTCAATATTCGATATCACATCAGTATTACTTGACTGAATGCCCTCAAGTGTATCTGTATCAAATCCATTTTCTAGGTACTCAAACACATCACTATTATTTGATTCTGCATATGTTTGTAATCCATACATAAAATACTCATCTTCAAATAATTGACTGGCCATCATATCACTAATAGAAAGCTGTTTACCGTCATGTAATTCATAACCTACATAATGACCTTCTATACTTCTTATAAGCCCCTCAGTGTGCTTAGGTGACGCTAATTCAAATGATTGCCTTACTTTACAATCTTTAATATATACATGACCGAATAACTTCCCGTTCATCATCACATAAACCATATCAAACGGATCATTGTATAACTTAAAGCAATACGGTTGTACTTTACTATGTTCTAATAATCCAGTGTAGTACCTTAGTAACGTGCCTGCTCGTGTTTCAAATTGATTTACGATAGTTTCTATGTTCATTGTGTTACCTCCTTTTGAGCCATTTTGCTGAATTGTTCAAACTCACCTGTCTCAGGATTAAATTTTTTAATGCTAAATGTACCCGCTTTATCGATGCATCCCACATCATCACTATCATAGAAATTAATATTATGCGCTTTATTTAAAGCCATACATACAACTGGTGAATACCACACTTCGCCATCTTCTATATATTCGACAAATAAATTTTCGGGTGCTGGCATAATTTGAATTGGTGCATCATGATGAAGTTGATTATAAATTTTCTCTTTGTCATTCATATTAGACACACTCCGTTTCTTTCTTACTAATAGTAAACGTGACAGGTAGCCAATGATCTGTTTTAATGTTTTTCGACCTTACAATAGGCAAATCCAAACCTTTACCATCAACCATATAAACAATTGGCTCACAAATATCCATCTCAATACGTCTGTCTTTTTTAAGTTCAGCGATAACATCAAACGCTTCTTGATTCCACCCAATCCAAAACACAACATTGGGATGTTGACCACTTGTATATGCGCCGTCACCTTTATAATCAAAGTTATTTTCTTCAAATACACGTTCTATTTCTACAAATGATGTACCAGCATGCGCCTTTATATATTCTAAAATTTCTGACTTTAATTGATTTTTATTCATTTTCTTCCTCCTAATTTTTGATAGGTGTCCTAAAGTCCTATTCTCAAAATTTTGTAGGACATTATTACCACATATACTCAAACCTACTCTTACGATACACTAAGACTATTTGTCCTGATGTCCCACTGTCATTGTCTTACACTTATACAAACTTTATTCTCTATATATAATTTTTTAGATTAAAACTATTAGGACAAAAGGACACCTAGAGCACAACACTTACTACTGTAATAATTCGAGCATGTCCCAACATTGTCCCATTTCTGTCCTATCGTCCTATTATTGTTGTGTTTCATTCTTTAAGTCTTGATAATAAGAAGACAAATCTATTTGAAAACCATATTGTCGACCGATACTTTTACCGAATCTAAATCGTCTTTTGGTTGTTCCACAATATCGTGTATTTCTTAATGCTTTATCAATTTTTCTTAAATGGTGTTGTTGTGGTTGGTCATCTCGTTTCATCATCACTTTCCAAATTTCCATACTACATACCTTGTCACGCCATACATAAGCACCTGGTTTTGTATTCGGTAATTCAATCAATTTACCATCACCATATAATTTAATATAGTCTTGGTCTATAACATCATGCGCAGACACTCTTTTTTCTTCTAACGTTCTATACCAATAGTCTGACGGAATAGGACGTTCAAGAAATTCTTCTATTTCTCCAACTAAAGCATCTTTTTCAGAATGAGCTTCTTGGACTTTTAAAGCCATTTCACTCGCTTCTTTATCTAGCAACAATGCTTTATCCGTCGGATTCTCATCAAAATATACTTTAGCTTCGGCAAACATTTGTTGCACAACATCTGGTGTTAGATCGTCAAACGGGCTTTTAGTTGCTTTATTTTTATCTGTCGTAATAGGGAAAAAACGACGATTGCCTGTTTGGTCTTTTAAAAACTCATAGTTATTGGTTGTCCCTACAAACACACACTGTCTAGGATGACGCTCTGTGCGTTTACCATACGAAGCTCTATAAATATCTACAATGGCACTTATAAAACCCTTAATATCTTCAATAGTAGACTTTTGAAATGCCGACAGTTCTTCAATTTCACATATCCAAGAACCCTGCAATTTCTTATAGACCTCATCACCTTTAAACGTTTTAATACTTTGGTTATACCAATGACCTCCCAATTTACTCACTGCCGTAGATTTCCCAACACCTTGACCACCATATAAAATAATCATGGAATCATATTTAATACCTGGCTGATAGATTCTAGCAACTGCACCCATCATCCATTTCTTTGTAACTTCTCGATTGTAGTGATTATCTTCAGCACCTAAATAATCAATGAAGAGCGTTTCAATTCTTTTGATTCCATCCCATGATTTAGATTCAATCATCGATTTAATAGGGTGGAATCTATTTTGATATGCTTCCTTTTCAATTACAGTATCAATAAGATCGCGGCTAAACTGCACATTATACAATTTATCAATATGTGAAATCACATGTGTGGTATCTATATCAGCCCAATAATAATTCGCATCCCCTTTTGACCTCCAATACGGTAGACGTTTCAGCTTGGTTACTTTTTCAAAAGCGTCATATTGTACTAGCCCTTTTAAACTCTCATCATTACACAATATGATTTCAGCATTTGTAGTCGTTTTTTTCAATGCTTGTGTAGTGGCAGAACGCCTTAATTGACTTTTCCAATCATTAACATTTAAAACACCGGTTCTACTATCAATCATTTCAAACACTTCATCATTTGTTACATTTTCCAAACAAAAACCTCCATTTCTAACTGCTTTTACTATCTTTTTTCAAAATACTTTTAAAAGTATTGTTTACTTCACTTTGATTAATAGGTGGTTTGCATACACTTGCCCACGCACTCACTAACCCATAAACTAAGTTTGGATCTACATACCTACGCAAAAGATAACCTGTAATTGAAGCCAATGTTGAATTGCGCTCTCCCTCACTTACACCAAAAGCTATATCTCGCCAATACGCACTATCACGTCGTGTGTACCCTTTGATATTAGGACTACCATTTGATTGTTCAAACTCCTTTGACCACTGTTCGAGCATATCAACATCTATAATTGGACAGTCATTCACTCGCTTAATAAATATGTGTCCTTTTTGAATAACTGGTAATGCAAAACATCTACTTGGCTGATATGAACCTTCATCCACTTTATGACCAATTTTATTTGCTAATACTTTTGTATATTTACGATAATCATCTGCACTTATTCGCTCATTTAGAGGGATATAAAGGCGTATTCTAGCTTGTTCAGTTGTATGGCTAAACGATGTGTGCCAAAACCATGCAACATTGCTTAAAGCTGAGCTGATTGCTTCATGTAATTGCTTTAAATCATTTATTTCATCGTAATCAAGTACAATCACATCTCTGTATACGACATTAACGTCATTGCGATGCTTTTTGATAATTTCACCATGAGCATTTGCACCATTTTTAATATCACCGTAAACAGCAACACCACGTGCATACTTATAATTCGCTTCTATAGGCACAGACAGTTTATTAACCAACTTACTCCATTCAGGTTTTGAAAAGCTCTTAAATGAACGTGAGTCTAAACGTTCATAATGTACCACTGAAACATGTGTGTCATATTCTAATTTAATTTCATTCATTTTTTGCACCTCTTAATGAAACAACAGAGCAAAGATGTTATAATAAAAATAGTTATTTTTTATTAATTACTCTGTAATTTTTAATTTCTTTGCGTCATCTGATTCTGTCGCCAAACTTACATCAGATGATGCTTTTTCTATTTCATGAAACTTATTCATTAAACCGTCTAATTCTTTCAAATAAGTAAGCATTAATTCTGTAACTTGTTCGTTGTGAATTCTATGTTCGTTATACGCTAGACCGTAATTAACCGCTTCTTCTTTAGTTTTTAACGATCTCTTCCTAAATCGTTCATCTACAAACCATGTATGTGTAGTCGCTACATCTTCCAACTTTTCTTTTACTATCTCTATATTGCACATTAAATTTCTAATCTCCCAATTCATTTATAATTCCTCCAAATTTTCAACGAAACTTGTCATTTCTTCAATTGCTACTTTTAGATCTTCAATATCTTCCTTAGTAATGAACTGACATACATTTGAATCCTCATAATTTATAGGAAAATCAACAAAAGTTTCTGTTGCTATTACAAGCTTCTTATAAGTTCTATAATCCACAATAACTTCTGATATCTCACTATCACTTAGTCTAGGGTATTCACTTTTAATAATTGAAGCATCTCTATCATGTTCTCTTTGTAAGAGTTTGTTTATTTTATTAGTGCGTTTTTTACCATTTACCATATGCTCGTAATTCAATTTATTTTCAATGTTTTTGTATTCCTGTTTAGTTAATTTATTCATCTTATTCATTCTCCTCTTCAAATTCAAAATTATTTTCTATTTGTTGCAATGTCCACTCGATAATCGCTTGTAAGTGTTGCTCACGGTTTACTGTCTCTGTCCATTCTTTCTCACCACATTTAAATTCATGGATGTATACCTCTGATTTGTTATTAGCTACTGATTCCAAACTGCTATAAATATCTTTAATAACTTCTTTTTGTTCATTATTCATTTTCTAATCCTCCTGTTAAATTAAATCCTAAAGTTATTAGCCAAGCATAAACGCTAAAAGCAACATACATGTTAGATATTGATAGTAATAATATTGTTAACAATGAAACTAAGCAGATATAAACTAAGTACCTTTTCATTGCCTTGCCTCCTACATCCATTTTTTATGACGCGCCTTCATGTACTCCTCGAATCGCGGAATACTGATAACAATCATTGTTGATGATAACGAGTAATATAAATCATCAACACCTTTAGAATCTTTTTCCCACTCTTTTAAAATGCGATTCACCGAACTATATGAAATTCCAAAAATACTAGCTAGTGCATTAGGTTTCGCAAACAAAGGATTCACTACAACTTGCTTTGCTTCTGTAATTGTATTTTCTTTAGCTGGTACATCATGCAATTTTGTTCTAGACATTTAATTCACCTCCTTTTAAGATGTTTTTTCGTTCTTTTCCGGGAACGTTATTGGTAAAAAAAATGTCTAGGTTATTTGTTTCATAACCTAATATTTTTGCCATTTTAATAAATTCATTCGCTCCAATATCTACTATTCCATTTTCTCTCTTTGCATAAGGCGTTCTTGTTTTCCACCCCATTTTGTGAGCCATTTCATCTTGCGTAATACCACAAGCTATTCTTTCCGCTCTCAATCTTTTTAAATTTAGTACCACGTTTACACCTCCTATCGTTCTCGTTTGAGAACTAATTACAATTTACCATTTACGTTCTCGTTCGTCAACAATTTTTACTTAAAAAAATTCAAAAAGTTTTTTCTTCCTTATATATTGTATTCTTTTGGGAACGGTGTTATAATCAAATCGTTCACAAATAAGAACAAATATTCAATTCAGGAGATACAAGAAATGAGAACTAATGATGAAATAATCACAATAATTAAAACATCAATGAAAGAACAAAATATGTCACTAAGTGAATTAGCTCGTCGTGTAGGTGTAGCAAAATCAGCAGTATCAAGATATTTAAATTTAACTAGAGAGTTCCCATTGAATCGTGCTGAAGATTTTGCGAAAGTACTTGGAATAAAAACAGAATATTTATTAGGATTTGCTGAACGCGAAGAATCTACAAAACAAGATACTATCGCCGCGCACTTAGATGGAGATTTTACAGAGGAAGAATTAATTGAAATTAGAAAGTATGCGGAGTTAGTTAGAAAAGCACATCGAAATCAGTAAGGGGTTATTGCATGTATTTATACGAAAAGATGGTTATTGAAAACAAAGAGATACCAATTGATGATGGGAAATCTTTAGGTAATTTTGAGGGTCTCTATGACAATGGGGTTATTTTAATTAATAAAAATTTGTCAGAAACACGTAAAGCAGAAGTGTTATATGAGGAACTTGCCCACCACAAGTTGACGTATGGCAACATTTTAGACCAATCAAAATGGATTAATAGAAAATTTGAAAATTATGCACGTAGACACGGCTTTATCTCAGCTGTTCCATTACGTGAAATTGTAGAAGCTTATAATTATGGCGTACGTAACTTGTATGAGTTGTCCGAGTACCTACAACTGAGTGAAAAATACATATTAGAAGCGATAGAACAATATAAAAAGATATACGGTATTGGTACCCACTACGGCGAATATTCAATTACCTTTGAGCCGTTGAGAGTTTTTAAATATAAAGAAATATAAATAAAGGAGAAATGAAAATGAATAAAATATTTAGAGTACTCACTGTTAGCTTGTTTTTCTTCACATTTTTAATAAAAAACAATCTAGCATATGCTGATGTAGGGGTAATCAACCTTAGAAACTTTTATACTAATTATCAACCAGAAACGCTTCAAGGAGTTAGTTCTGGAAATTTTTCTACTTCTCATCAATTAGAGTATATTGATGGAAAATACACTTTATATTCACAGTTTCATAATGAATATGAAGCGAAGAGATTAAAAGATCATAAAGTAGATATCTTTGGAATAAGTTACTCAGGTCTTTGTAATACAAAATATATGTATGGCGGAATTACGTTGGCGAATCAAAATTTAGATAAACCTAGAAATATACCTATTAATCTCTGGGTCAATGGTAAGCAAAACACTATATCTACAGACGAGGTTTCTACTCAAAAAAAAGAGGTAACTGCTCAAGAGATTGATATTAAGTTACGAAAATACCTACAAAACGAATACAATATATATGGTTTTAATAAAACAAAAAAAGGTCAGGAATATGGATATCAGTCAAAATTTAATTCTGGATTTAACAAAGGAAAAATTACTTTCCATTTAAATAATGAAACTTCTTTTACATACGATTTGTTTTACACCGGAACTGGTCAAGCAGAGAGTTTTTTAAAAATTTACAATGATAATAAAACTATAGATGCAGAGAATTTTCATTTGGATGTAGAGATTTCATATGAGAAGACTGAATAAATAGAATTTAAGGAGAAAATGCAATGAAAAAATTAATAGTTATCATATTAATAAATATAATAACTTTAAGTGTCTCTAATAGTGCCAGCGCTCAAGGTGATATAGGAATTGATAATCTCAGGAATTTTTATACAAAAAAAGACTTTGTAGATTTAAAAGATGTAAAAGACAATGATACTCCTATAGCTAATCAACTACAATTTTCAAATGAATCTTATGATTTAATTTCAGAATCAAAAGATTTTAATAAATTTAGTAATTTCAAGGGAAAAAAACTTGATGTTTTTGGTATTAGTTATAATGGCCAGTGTAACAATAAATACATATATGGTGGAGTCACAGCTACTAACGAATATCTAGATAAACCTAGAAATATACCTATAAATATATGGATCAATGGAAATCACAAAACTATTTCTACCAATAAAGTTTCGACAAATAAAAAATTTGTTACCGCTCAAGAGATTGATGTCAAATTAAGAAAGTACCTTCAAGAAGAATACAACATTTATGGACATAACGGCACTAAAAAAGGAGAAGAATATGGTCATAAATCAAAATTTTATTCTGGGTTTAATATTGGTAAAGTAACGTTCCATTTAAATAATAATGACACTTTTTCATATGATTTATTCTACACAGGAGATGATGGGTTACCAAAAAGTTTTTTAAAAATTTACGAAGACAATAAAACTGTAGAGTCTGAGAAATTCCATTTGGATGTCGATATTTCTTATAAAGAAACGATATAAATCTATTAATTATGTCATAATCATTATTTTCCGGGTAGCATGCCTACCCTTATTATTTTTTGCCAATTTTGAGGAGGGAGAAGCAAAATGTGGTTAGAAAAATTTAAAAATAAGAATAAAGAAACTAAATATAGATATTACGAGAAGTACAAAGACCCTCTCACTGCCAAATGGAGACGTGTTAGCGTGGTACTTAATAAGAATGGTAAGCAATCACAAAAAGAAGCTCAAAGACTCTTAAATGAGCGTATAGAAGAAAAACTGAATGATAAGAAACCTACTACACTTAAGTCACTAACTTTCCATGTCGCATGTGATGAGTGGTTTCAGAATTATATCAAAACGTCTGGGTCAAAAAGAACAACTATTAAAACTAAATTGAGTAAGCTAAACACTTTGAAGAAATTTGTAGATGAAGATATTTTAATCAATAAAATAACACTTTCATATGCGCAACAAGTTTTCGATGAAATGGATAGTAAAGGTTATGTATATCAAGTAAACAAAGATGCGTTAAGCATATTCAAAAATGTATTTGAATACACTAGACGTATCTATAAACTGCAAGATTTAGAATTTTTAAAAGATATAACATTAAATAAAAGAATTAAGTCTTATGATGAAGTGAAAGCTAAACGTAATAAGTACCTCGAATTAAATGAAATAGAATCTATCATCAAAGATATTAATACGAAGGCTCAGAAGATGCACTCAGGTATCCATAAGCGGTTTTATTTATTCGTTGCACTCATGACAGAATTCCAAGCCTTAAATGGTATGCGTATTGGTGAAATGTTAGCCATTCAAAATGAAGATATAGACTTTGATAATAAGAGTTTAAATATTAACGGAACAATCCATTGGTTTCACGATGGATCTGGTGGATTCGGTGTAAAAGATACCACTAAAACAGAGTCTAGTTATAGAACAATTGGATTGAGTAGCAGAAGTTGCGAGATATTAAAGAAAGCAATACTGGAGAACAAAAAGGATTCAAAATGGAATGATGGATATCTAAATAGAAATTTTGTATTTACTAATCATAAAGGCAACCCAATGCAGACTGAAAGATTCAATAAAATCCTTAGGGAAGCAGCTAAAGATGTTGGTATTGATAAAGAAGTTTCTTCACATATATTAAGACATAGCCACATATCATTACTCTCTCAACAAGGCGTGTCACTTAAAGCTATTATGGATCGTGTAGGCCATTCCGACCACCGTACAACACTTTCCATTTATTCTCACGTTACTGAACAGATGGATAAGGATATGATGAACAAACTTGAACAGGTAAAACTTGGATAA